GTTTCCCAGTCACGATCAAACAACTGACTACCCCTTGCACGTAACTGTCCACTCACTGCCAGAGTATCCCGGCGTACTTCCAAGAACTCTGTGGTATTGAACTGGTTACTGGTGGTGGATACTAAGTCAGTCTCACCCAGATTCTCCCGAGCCAGCTGAATCATATCATTCAAGATAGGCTCCAAGAAAGTGCGCTCGAAACTCTTTGTCCTGTCACGGAAGATTCGGTTGCCTCCGTTGTCCAGTACCTGCACCTCAAACTTAGTCTTCTCGCCCGGTGTACGGAAGCCTGACGCATTACGTGGACTACCTGCCAGTTCTTCCATCATCTCCATGACATTACGAATCTGGAAGTCAGCATTCAGGATGGTTGAGTCTGGTACAAGGTAACGTACATTGCCCTGCTCATCTGTAACATAACGGCCTCCCGGCGCACCGCGAGTACCGTAGAACTCCACATCACCCTGCTCTACCACTGTTGGGTTAGCAATCTGGTCGAAGATATCAGCTCGCATATTCTCCAACTTATCCAGCTTGTACTGCATACCGACGATACGGGCAAGTGGGGACATGCCCATAAGGTTGTCCGGTCTTGTCTCAGGGGTGGCATAGTACAGATACTGTGAGCCATTGGCTGTAGTAATAGGTGTCTTGTCGATGACCATTCTCCGGTCGATGACAGTGATACGGTAGTTCTCTAAGAACTCCCCGGTATCCAGTGAGTACATATCGCCATAGAACTCATGCACCTCTACGATATCGCTGTTCATGTAGTCCAGCAAATTACCAAAACCGTCACGGGTTAGTGCGGTCTGCTTCCAGTCTACCCCTTCAGGGGCAACGGTGTACCCGGCACTACGGACATTGTTACGTGTGATACGTAGATTCTCCAGAAGCTCTGGAGTGAAGGCTGAGTGTTCATCTGAGTTTACCATCTTGGCAATATCGCCAATGGTGTACACACGACGGATAACCTTACGTGCTGCTTGGAAGCTGGAGGCAGTGACATCAAAGGCTATATCTGCTGGGGCAATCTTCTCCAGCACTGGGCCTTGGTACGTGACGATATCATTATCGTTCCCGTCCTTACCCCACTCAGTGACGTAACGTTGTTGTGCGAAGGTGGCCCCGGCAAACAACCAGTCGTCCAGACATGTGCCAAGAATACCTTCGTAGTCCTTCCGCTCCGCCTTAGTGCGAGCGTAAGCCTCGACTACATTACGCTGCTCCAGTGTGGCAGAGTCTTTGTCGTGTGCTTCGAACTGTACCCAATTAGGGTTACTAAACAAATGGGCATTGTAGTTGGCCCGTAAGTTCGTCGCAATCTGGGATAGCTTAGGGATGGTGGTACTGTTCTTGAAGCCGGGTTGGTTGGCCTCAGTAGTCCGGGTACTGGTGGCAAACTGAAACGCTCGCAACTCTACCATCTCTTCTTCCCACGATGTTCGTGCATTCTTAAACCGTGTCCACATTTGCAGAATCTCATCTGCCATGTTCTCCGGCGTTAATGCCGCGATTACCGCAGCTACGTCTGTGTTCATACTAAACTACTCCACCAAATTTACTATTGAATTTAAGGCTGCTTGTCACTGCACCTTCGTCTTCCCGTGTCGGTCGTCTTGGCCGTTTCACGTAGTCGCCTGATACACATGACGCGAAGGCATCTTTGATATCATCATGTTCTGGATTGTCCAATTGTAACTCCTCTTCCAGTAGAGTACAAAGTCCTCCCTTGTAATGGTACACCTGATTCTCCTCATACTTGGGAGTCAGTGCTGCCTCAATACGTTCTTCCTTGGCCCCGTCATACCTGTTCGGTCGGTGCTCATGTATCCTACAGGACACACCTTCCTCCGATATCAGGTCTTTCAATCCCTGACAGATTACTGCCTGTGCCGCAGTTACCTCAGCACGTAGCTGGTTAAACTCCCATTTGATAAGCATGTCCTTCAGGTTATCGAAGTACACCCGTATCTTCTTGGTCTTGAATCGGCATATATCCAAAACGTAGTAGTTGCCTTCCCAGTCAATCCCGACGACGATGATTACTGTATGGTCGGCATCAATCTTGAGACTGTACGCGAAGTCGATGGCAGCATACACCTTCAGCTTCCGGTCATTGTAATACCAGATGCCCTGCTTCATCCGTATGTGTTCACGCTTGAAGTACTGGAAGTTACTACGGTCAAGCTTCCTGTTCTCCAAGTCATTAGGGTTGTTATAGTACTGTGCGAAGAACTGGAGGGTATCTTCGTACTTGGCCTTCTTCCGGTTGTACTCGGCCCAGTTGAATCCGAACATCTTACCGTCGGACTTACGTGCTTCACGAGGCCACAAGAACTCACCGTTAGTTTCAACCTGACGCTCGTGTACAGCGTACACCTTCCGTGTGTCGATAGTTTCGCCTGTCTCTTCGTCGGCAATATTCTCCACCATATTCTTGAGGGAGTTGTAATGGTCTTTCGGATGGTAACGTGTACCCACGGCACACTCTACCCCTCCGGTGGTAAGTACCGATGCCAGCTGCGAACAGGCCGCTGCCACCTTCTTACGTGCATCTGAGGTGTATGCGTTGTCCGGCACAACCACATCATCCTTAGCCAAGAACTGACAATGCCACCCTGTTGTGTTGGTGGTCAGTCCTGCTGTTGCGATTGTCGGGTCACGCACACCTTCCTTCTCTCGGTCAGGATGGTCAACACTAATCTCCTTAGTGTTCCACATTGCACGTTTACCCTTCTCAGGGTGAATCATATCTGGACTCAGGAGCCTGAAGTACTTCGACTCCATGATGTTCTGAATATCTAATAGCTGACGTTCTGCTAAACCTGAAGTCGCAGATACGTAGATGATAGTAATGGCAGGGTTCCGGTAGATTTCCCATGCACAACGGACGGCGAGACAGTGAGACTTCTGATGGTCACGAGGCATGAGGGCCAGCGTGTTATCAATCGCTTGAACTTCGGACTGTTGCCAGAATTCAAACAACTCCCTATGGCATTCACCATACACCCGGTGAGGCTCCACCGAACAAGCGAACTTCCATAAGGAGTGTTTACATTCATCGCGCAAAGCAGCCAGACGTACATCTCTGTCCTTACTTAGCTTTTGCGTCATTCACTAAGTCCTTAATCATGTCTTTGATTTCATCGGTATTCTTCTCCACGTTGTCCAACTGCTTTTCTATCGGCGCTAAGTGGAGCTTAATCATCTCGGTTGTCTCATCCTTCGTGTATGTCTCTGCTTGCATCTTATCTATCCTCCCAGATAGAATCTTCACCCACATCATTAACCACCCAATGGGGATGAGAAGTGCGTACTGAACCAATTCTGCTGACATCTCTGCTTGCCTTAACCTTCGGAAGCTCGACTTAACATCTCATCTAACTCGGCGCTACCTGAACCTTCCTTACGCTTACCGCCCTTTGCAGGTCGGCCCGGCTCTCCCGGATTATGCGTTTTACTATTCTGGAACAGTGTCCGGGCTGCGGTCACATTACCCTTCTCTGCTAACTTCACAACTACGCTACGTGCCAGAGCTTCGTCACGGACGTTCCGCTCATACTCCCAACGTGCATAGTAATCAGCGAACCACTTCGCTGCTACCAACTTCTTCCAGTGGCCGTAAGACCCCAAGAGTTTGATGGCCGCTTCATACTCACTGTCACAGGACATGTATACCATGTACATCGAGCGGTAGGTCTTGCCGCCGATATGCACGTCATAATCCTTGAGAGTATATGGTGCTTGTACCTTCGAGGTCGTCTGGTGCCGATACTCGTAGAACAATGCTTGTGTCGAGTGACGAAGACTTAACGGTATTGGTAACTCGTCTTCTGTGCGAGGAAGTAAGTCTTCCTTCGACAGAGCATTAGTCTCTTCCGGCGTCTGTTCATCTTTCTCCTCCATAGTTAATCCCACCCTAAGTTGTGTGTGAGTTGTGACTCATGATAATCGGCGTCCAGTGAAGGAGCGCCGTCTATGTGACGTGCCATCAAGTTACCGCATGCGCTGCATTTCCGGTTAGCCATGTCTTCCTTCCGGGTATGCTCAATGACTTCATGCTCCCTGCAAGTCAGGCACACGTACTCAAATGGCACCTTGATATTGCAGGCACCTTTAAAGTTAATCTTCATTGCTTATTCCTTTTGAGGTATTCCCACATCTGCGTCGGAGTAGGTAGACACAAGGTGATGAAGTTGCTGATGAGCAATGCAATGATGAGCCATGCCGGGTAGGTTACGTTAGTCACCTCCACGGTCTGGGCACCATCCACCTTAGTAGAGTTGTCGGAGTTGCCGACCACCTTGTCTACCTTATCTGATTTGACTTCTATGTTGCTGCCCACTACCTGCTCTTTATCACCGACAGTCAGTTCTGCACTGATACCATCACTGCTTGCCCCCATTATCTTGGTGGCAGCAAAGTCTGCGACGGCAGAGCAGCCAGTTATAACTGACCCGGCAATAATGAGTTTAGTGTTACGCCACATTAGGACACCGTTTGTATTGCGAAAGACTTGTACTCGATAGTGGTAGTACTATCTTCAAAGATAGAACGAACCACGAAGTAGTCACCTGCTGTTACAGGGACACCGAGTGCTGTCATTGAGATACGGGGAGTGTCGTAGAAGTGGTCAGCTGAGTGACCAGCAACAGAGTTCTGAAGAACATCACTACTGTTGAAGAGTTGGATTTCTGCCCGGTTCCCGGTGCCACCGAGTACAGCAGACATTTCCAAGTGTGCGCTCACGTTAACACGAGTCACGCCAGTTGGTACAGTCAGGCGGTCATCGTTGGTTCCCAAGTCGGCAAAGTCATTGTCGTCATAAACTTCAGTGGCAAAGGACATGTTCTGGAAGCCAGCTCCGTGAGACTCAGAGGTACTGGTCTCGACGAATGCACCGTCAGGGGCACCGCCAGCGGCAGCGGCCCACTTAACACCAGTAGCTTCAGCACTATCGGCTGTCAGTACTTGACCGTCAGTCCCTACCGGGACACGGGCATTGGCTGTGTCGTAAGAGAGGATATCCCCCTTTGCGGTTAGTTCTGTAGTGCCACCGCCACCAAGAGTAGCACCATCACCTAATGATACAGTCATGATTACCCCTTAGCTTGGATGGTAGTTAGTGTCGCGGTGCCTGCTCCGGCAGTCACATTCAGACGAATCCCGGCAACAGGGAAGGCATAGTTGCCATCTTGATTGTCGGTCTGGGCCGTCAGCACTTCATGACTAAACCAGTTAGTGCCGTCAAAGGTATGCTCTACTG